CCGGCAATGCACTGTGTAATTGCTCAGGTGGATGGATTAACTTTGAATGTAATTGATGAACTACGAACTGAAAGCCCTCGTAATAACACAAGGGGCTTATGTGCTGAGATAGTCCGAAAGTACCAAAATCATACGGCGGGAATGTTTGTTACAGGCGATCCTGCAGGTAAGCACGAGGATACAAGGAGCGAGAAAGGGCATAATGATTATACGATTATCAGAAAGGAATTAGCACAATTCAATCCGATAATCAAAATGCACACTTCTGCTCCATCGGTGGTCCAACGTATAAACTTTATAAACAATATCTTTGAGTTTAATCAATCGGGAATAACCATAAACATTGATTCAAGATGCCTACACTTGATTAATGACTTTATGAATGTTAAAGAGGCAGAGGATGGAACAAAGCACAAAGAGAAGGCAAAGAACAGTGATACGGGGGTAACCTATGAGAAGTGGGGACATAGTTCGGATTGTGCTGACTACATGATTATTAAGATATTTGAAGCAAAGTACAACGAATACTTAAGAGGTGGCTCAAAATCCAAAGGCATTGCAGGAACGGGACGTGAAATAATTGAAAGCCATTCATATTAAAATTGTGGCACAATTCCAAACGTATTTTTATTACTTGTGTATATTGCAAGTATGCTACATTTCTTAAACAAAGCGGATTATATCAAATTTGCATCAGAAACCAATCTCGATGTAATTTTAAAGCAATCTAAAGGCGTATTAGGTGATGAAGAGTTATTGAATAATCACACCGATATGGCGGTTAGTGATTGCCTTAACTTCATTTCAGCGCGTTACAGAACAACCGAAATATTTGCAGGGATTAAAGAGTATTCGGATGCTACGGTTTACGTATGGAATGATTTAATTTATTTGGATGCTTCGGATTATGTAGCTGCTACGGTTTATACCGATGGACAAACAGTTTTGTATTTAGGTAAGGTTTACAGAAAAAACGCCACCACGGGCGGTTATATAGCAGGTACGCTTCCAACAAATGCAACTTACTTTGTAGAACTTGGCCTCAAAGGATTTTATTACATTACACCTCCTGCGGCTTATGATAGTGCCGTTGTTTATACAGATGGTCAATATGTAACTTACAAGTTTGATATTTACAAGCGTAATGATGCACAAAATACCTTAAAGAACGAAACTCCATCGAGTGATTCAGACTATTGGGATAAAATTGCATTGAGTGAATACGCTACGGAATACGATTCAACAGGGAACTATCCAAATAATACTACATACTGGACTTATGGAGATAACCGCAATCAAACGATTGTAAGGATTGCAGTTGATATTGCTTTGTTTCATTTGCACAGTGTAATTAACCCACGTAACATACCTGCATTGCGCAAGGATAGATACGATTCAGCAGTTGAGTTTTTAACGATGTGCATGGAGGGGAAACTTAATCCGGTACTACCTGAATACGATGCTCAAAGCGGTTACAAAATCAGATTTGGAAGTAATGAACCATTTAACACTATTTACTAATGAAAATATCATTATTTGGTAAGGAGATATTTAATGCGACAAGGTTTGGTGAACCTGCTAAAACAGGCGATAACGGCAAACCTAAGCGATTTACTTCTGAAATAAATCAGTACCATACTTTATACCGCACAAGACAAGATATAAAGACTTGGCGTGATTCTTTGACCGCTGCGGAGTCTTATATTAATCCTTCAAGATGGCAATACTACAGACTACTTAAAGACATAGTTCTTGATGCACACCTTTCAGCAGTTGTGATGCAAAGAAAGAATACTCTTTTGTGTAAGGAGTATTATTTGTACAACATGGATGGTACAATTAACGAGGAAAAAAGCAAATTGATAAGCCGTGAATGGTTCAAAAAGATTTTATCCTTTGCCTTGGATGCTAAATACTACGGTTTTTCATTGGTGGACTTAGGAGAGTATAAAAACGGTGATTTTCCAAATATGATGCTTATACCTCGTGAGTACGTTAAACCTGAACTTGGTATAGTTGTTAAAAGCACTGCGGATATTAATGGTATTAAGATTGATGACCCTGCATTCTACAAATGGAATTTATACTTCTGTCCAGATGCTTACGATTTAGGTATATTCATGAAAGCCGCACCGTTGGTACTTTGGAAAAAGAATGCAATGGCTTTTTGGAGTGAACATACTGAGAAGTTCGCACAACCAATGCGAGTTGGTAAGACAGATACAAATGACAATACTCAACTCAAGAACATGGAGAATGCCATGCGTAATATGGGTTCATCATTTTGGGCGGTGTTGGACAAAGAAGATGACTTCCAACTTGTAACTACTAATACAAGTAATGCGAATGAAATTTACGAAAACTTAATCAATGTTATAAACAGTGAACTTTCAAAGTTGATCGTTGGTCAAACAGGGACAACAGATGAAAAATCCTTTACAGGTTCTGCAAATGTTCATGCAGGTGTATTGAATGATATTATTACAAGTGATGAAAGATATTTGTGCGATGTGGTTAATGGCTACGTTTTAAAAGTTCTTTCAATGCAGGGATTTGACTTTACAGATGTTGAGTTTAAATTCAACTTTAAGAAAGAATTGAGTTTGGAAGAGAAAGCCAAAACGGATGCTTCGTTTATGCCTTATGTGAAGTTTGAAAAAGAATATTTAGAACAAACTTACGGTATAGTATTGGAAGATGATGATATGGACGAGTCTATGGAGGAAGACTCCGAAAAAAAGTCCGTAACCAACTTAAACGATATTACAAATAGGTTTAAGTGTGATCAAATAAATGAACTTTACACTTCAAGATGTGAGGTGTGCGCTACAAATGAAATAGATGAAAATATCCTTTCATTGTTTAGCGAAGAGGATAAAAAAAGGTTTTATGATGGGATTGAAAGTGGTATTTACACAAGAGAATCTTTGCCACTTTGGATGTACGAAACAATAGCAATGGCTTTGTTTTTGGAGTTTTGTAAATCATGGGGATATAATACTATTGATGAAGCATTATTTTCAAAAGACAGGTTATTAATACAAGAATACCAAAGAAACATATACATTTTTGCAGCAGCAAAGGTGTTTAATTTGGTAGATGAAGTTCTTTCAAATATGATTACAAAAGAAAATGTTTACAAGTCATTCAATCTTTACAATGAAGATTATTTGAACGCTGAATACGTTACTACCGGATTACTTGGTGCAAGTGCCTTTAAGTGGATATTCGATTATGAATTGAATAAAGACAGTTATAAGAATTTGGAGTATGTTACAATGAGAGATAACAGGGTGCGACCATCACATAGAACATTAGATGGTATTGTTAAACCTGTTGATAGTTCTTTTTGGAATGTTTATTACCCTCCTAATGGTTGGTATTGCAGATGTAAGGTAGTTGTAACAAAGAAAAAAGACGTAACAGATACAAGGGATTTTAAAAATCCTGATGATGTTCTTGATTACTTCTTATTCAATCCTGGCAAAGATAAAGTAATATTTAATTCAGATCATCCTTATTTTGACATAGGACAATACAAGGATTTAGGTTTAAATAATTTCGGGCTTCCAATACCTTTCTAATTATGGCAAAGAATAGAGGTGGCACAGAAAGTTTAAAACGAAAAATTGATTTACTTAATCGTATTAAAACACAAACGCCAAGAAAAGCAGGTAATATAATTGTGAAACATTTTAAAAACAGTTTCAATATTGAGGGGTTTGAGGGTGATGGAATACAAAAATGGCAACCAAGAAAAGGTAAATGGCAGGGATTTAGTATAAGTAAAAAATCTAATAGAGGACGAAAAACACTTACACTAAAAGGTAATTTAAAAAGAAGTATTTATATAAGTTGGGCTGATTGGAGCAGGATTGAAATAACAAGTAATTTACCTTATAGTGCTATTCATAACTACGGATTAAAAGGAATTGCATTTGGTAAATATCCTTTTAGAATGCCTCAAAGAAGGTTTATTGGTAAATCAAGAATAATGAATAGAAAAGTAACCGATTTACTTGAAAAGGCAATTAATAGAGCAATGAGAGCATGAAACAATTGTACATAGACATACGGGATAGATTAACTTCTGAGGTTACACAACTTCAAACGGTAAGGCTATTTAATAACCAATTTGAACGGTCAAATAATGATGATGCAGGTAATAATGATGAACAAGCGTTTGCATATCCTTGTGCCTTCATTGAGTTTCCCGATGATAATTTAGTTTTATCAAGTTCTTACGGCGTTCGTATTTTAGATGTACTTGTTCGTATTCACATCGGCATTGAAACTTATGAATTTGAGGACTTGGATTTACTTGATCTGATTGAAACGGTTAAAAGTAAATTGCAAGGTTATAGCACTACTAAAATGAGTGAACTTCAATATTACGCTCAACGTCCTGACTACAATCATAACAACGTGTACATTTATCAATTGGACTTTAAAACTAAATATCAAGACGATAATAACTACACCAAAGACCAAGGGGAAACAGTTGCAGGTGGTACAATTACACCGATTATTACAATTGACTTAGATATTGATAATGATATAATCCGCACCGGAGACGGAACAATATAACTATGGCACGTACAATTAGCGAAATAAAAGAGGCAATAAGGCTCAAAAAAAATGACTATCCAACATTAAGTCCTATTCTATTCAAAGAAGAGGGCGGTTCAGCAGTTGGTATTTATGATAATATTGCGGATGTAACTTCTATCAATATCAATTTGCACGAACAGTTGTTTGATAGTTACAAAACGGATGTTGAAAGTGTTGTTACAAATGGTATTTTACAAACAGAGGCATGGCTACAAAAGAAAGTTTTAGAGTTCCAATATTCTGCAACCACTCCACAATACGTACAACTCGATACAGATACTTTTACTGCATCATATCCGATAGTGAACACAGAACTTCGTATTATTACACGTTGCGCAGTAGTAACACTTGGTGGTGGTCAAGTATCCATTAAGGTGGCAAAGTCAGACCCTCCAACGGTGTTAAGTGGTGCGGAAGTTACTGCATTGGAATCTTATTTAGATATTATTTGCGCAGCAGGAATAAAACCAAGTGTATTGAACGAGCCATCCGACAAATTAAGTGTGAATGCTACCATTTATTATAACGGTCAGTTTGCGGATACTATTCAAGATGATTGCGAAGGTGCTATCAATAACTATTTAGCAAACCTACCTTTTAACGGTCAATTCCAAATTATCAAAATGGTGGATGCTTTACAAGCGGTCGGAGGTTTCAATGATATTGTAATTTCAAGCGTTGAGGCTCGTAGGGATGCAGGTACATTAGCACCATTTACAAGGGCTTATTCACCTTATAGTGGTTACATTATCGAAGATCCAAGTGCATTATTTAGTTCAACTATAACTTACGTTGCAATCTAATGAGTATTTACGATGTAAATTTTTATCAAACAGGATTAGAATTAAGTCCAACATTCAGAAGGTCGGACGAGTTCAAGGGCATCATTGCCTCTTTAAATGAACCGTTGAATGACTTAAATTTAATCTTTAAATGGTATCGAGAAGGTTCAACTGCTCCGGTATTTAATGCACTTACGGTGTATGGTTACGGCGATGTACTTTCTTACGGTAAAACAATTTATTTAAAGAATGAAGTTACAGATGGATACGTTGCAGGAATATTGCCAACAGATACAACATACTTCTCTAAAATACTTGACAATTTTATCTGTGTTGATGAACGTGTG